TATCAACATCCTTGACTAATAAGGGTTATAAAACTTTTCGTAGTAGTGTAAATAATGTTAGAAAACACATTTCAATTCATAGAGCAGTAGCAACTCTCTATGTTCCAAATCCTGAAAATAAACCACAGGTAAACCACATTGATGGTAATAAGTTAAATAACCATTATACCAATCTTGAGTGGGTATCTAACAGACAAAATAAAAATCATGCATTAGAAAATGGTCTTTATGCTAAAGGTAGTGATATGCCTAATAGTGTTTTAACAGAAAATGATATTAAATATATCCGTGAAAATTATATACCAAAACACCCTGAATATGGGGGTGTGGCATTAAGTAAAAAGTTTAATGTTGGTTCAGCCCAAATATCTCGTATTGTGAACAATAAAAGGTGGAAACACCTTATTTAGCGTGAACATTATTATTACTGTTCCCACCATTGTACCAGGTCGGGAAGCCCGAACCAGCACACAACGGACCCATCATATTAAAGTTTCCGTTCCAACCCCTACCTGAAGCATAGTAACCAGCATTTGGTAAAGTCATTGATGACTTAAATGGTGTATCAGTTTCTGGTGGTAATTCACCATTATTTAAGTTTCCACTGAAATATTCAGGGTACCAACCTGAACGGAATAAAAGGTGTCTACGAAGCAAGTTATCTTGGAACTCGGCTTGGTTTTTAGCATTGTTCTTGAGATATTGTAATGTTTTTAAGTCAACTGCTGAACCTTGTTCGTTTCTGTTCTGAACCAAACCAACATTCATAAACTTTACCCAAAAGTTATCAAGACAGATTGTATAGGCATAAGCAATAAGTGCTGGTTGAATAAAGTTATTCATCAACTCCTTATATTTAATCAAAGACACATCAGTATTGATTGTATTATCATCAATAATTTTTAACAAATACTCGTATAGGTTCGTTCCCAATGATTCTTGAATTTGGATTGTTTGAGCCATATAAATCCCAAATCTTAATTCACTTGAATCAACATTGTCTGTAATAGGTGTGTTGTCCTTTAACTTTTGTTCTGATATGAATAATACATTGTATAACATTAGATGATGTTGTTTTGTGTTATGGTTAAGTCAATCTCTTGACCTGGATATATCAATTCTATAATAGGTTTTAACTCTCTATTCAAGAATTTCTGTAATGGATAAATACTTGTTGATAAAAATAACTTGAACCCTGTGTCTAATTGTTCTGCTGATGAACTAAAACCAGTTCTTTGTGGTAAACCAATAATTGAAGCGTCGGGGATATTATGACCACATAAGATTTGATGTTGTACCAACTCAAATATTGATGAGAAATAACCATCTTCAACATTTGTTTGTATTTGTGTAATATCAGGTTTTTGACCTTCTTCACCATAAGATATAATTACTCTGTTTGCGTTATCCGCCCCCATGTATCTATCTTCAATTTTTCTTAAGATGCTATTTTGTTCATATTCTGAATCAGGGGCTGGTTGATTAAAGTGAACCCACATACCCATAGAACAACCATTGATGATGTTAGCAAGGTTGTATACAGTAATCTCGTGGTTTAACTTAATATCATTGATACAAGCAAGATATGATGGAACACCATAAAACTCACTTTGAGGTCCATAAGTTCTAATGTGTATAATTTGTCTGTTAGTAAAGTTCATTGGGTCAAACTCACTAAACTCAATAATGGAACTACCCCTTCTCCAATTAGCCCAATCTCTTGAATAAAGGTATTTTGTGGCTGGCTCACCTGGATGTTCAGGTTTATGAACTCTCATATACTTTGATGGAATAACATGGAAACCAGCAAGTCCTTCTTTTCTGTCTTTTCTCCAAACAACCTCCAAGAACAAATTACCTGTTACAATCAACTCAAAGAACATCTGTTTAGCAACATCATTGATGTATTGTTTTGAGTTAATCTTGTAGTCGTTAATATACCCTGAACCAACAGAGTTATCTACTCTTGCTCTAATGGCAGAGTTGTGGATTGGTGATGCGTCTAATAACATATATAACTCATTTGGAAATAAGTTATCCACACCCCAAGATACAAAAGGTTGTCCCTTTGTTATCACCTCTTGAAATGATGTTATGGTATTTACACCAAAGTTTAGTTTTTCAATATTTATCATCCGTTGTATATTTTATAAATATCACTTGTTCCAGAGTAAGTGATAGGTTGTGTTGATGCTGAATAGTTTACTTGAGCAATGGTCTCATAAACTACATCATAGGCAAGATTGGGGTTTGTATTTCCTGATAAGGATGTAGATTGTTCCCATACCTTAACATAATACTCACCCTCAATTAAGTGAACATTTGTTTGTCCTGTTGTTGTTGCCCCAGTCAAAAATGCTTCAGGTTGACTGGGGTCTATTGTAATACTAAATAAGTCGTATCCAGGAGCATATCCCACACTTGGTGGTATTCTGTATGGTACGAGCCTCCAAACCTCTTGAGAGAGTTTGTGTTTGAAACTGAACAAATAACAAACAGAACCAGTCAAGTTTTTATTCCTTGAACAAGTTGCGTTTGCGTTGTTATATCCTTCCTGTAGTATTATCATTTCTTATGGTGTAAATATATTTCTTGCGAATGCGACTTGTAATGTATTCGCTCTTTGTGCGAAACTATCAATTTCTGTTGGTGATAAATAAGTTGATGCGTAATTTAATAAAGCATTTCCACCTATAGTGTAATCATTTAATCCATTTATTCTAAATAAGTTTATATCATAAGGTGTTGCTGATGGTGTAAATGTTGATGTTGCTAATGCTGATTTTGTTAAACCAGATGAAATTGATGTTCCATTAAATAATCCCGCAACATACCACGCCGTAGAACCCGAACGGCTTACACTATTCCAAACACCAGTTTTTCCGCCAGCAGGTAATGATAAAGTTTCACTTGCTCCATAGAAATTAGTAATTCCAATTGCTTGTATCCAATCTATACCAATTATCATATAATCACTTGGAGATGTTCCTATACCTTGATATTGATAAGATGTTATTGGAGCGTTTCTATTACTCATCATAACACCAAAACTAAAGTCAGTTTGAGTTGTAGATGGTGATGCTAATGAAACTTCAAATCCACTTTCAGCATAGTTTGCGTTGTTTTGTGTTGTAGTTGAACCAGAAACGGAGTGTGTCCAAGTGCCTTGGAAAGATAAATTATATGTTCCAGGTGTTTTAGCATTAATTCCATTTGACCCAGCAGTTCCACCAAAGAATAAATGTAAGTAATAAAACTTATTATATATTCCATCAGTTTTTAATCCAACATAGAAAGTGTTAATTGCTGTTTGTTGTGGTGCCGTTAATGTTCCACCAGCAGCAATAACTGCGTTAATATATGTTGTGGCATCAGGGTCAAATGATGGACCAGGACTAACACTTGGAGTAGGCGTCTGTGTAGGTGTTAAAGTTGGTGTTGTGCTTGATGTAGGAGTAGGTGTTGGAGTAGGACTACCTGTATTTGTAGGAGTGATAGTTGGGGTTACACTTGGAGTATTGGTGTTCGTAGGAGTAACCGTAGGGGTTGTAGTAGTTGTTGGAGTATTTGTGTTGGTTGGTGTAATACTCGGTGTAGGCGTAAGTGTTGATGTAGGTGTTACACTTGGAGTAATAGTTACCGTTGGAGTTATTGTTGGTGTGATACTCGGAGTAGGCGTAGGAGTAGGCGTAATTGATGTTGGAGATGGTGTTGGAGATGGTAATGGACCATCAGGGATATAGAATTGAACTATATCATCTATGGCTCTTTGTTCACCAAGATAATCACTAAACTTTTTTCTATAAAATATTCTACTCATCTTTTATTATATCACCCAAGTTTTTAATCAATTCATCAATATTAACATTACAATCTGTTTGTATCTTGTAGTGTTTTTCTCTTTCAATTTTATCTTTATGGAATATTACCTTTATTATTAAATCACAAGTGTCTAATTCCAATTCAACACTCTTAACATAATATTCATCAAAGGCGATATCTCCAATTCTATACATATTATATCCAAGCGGCAGATACCAATGAGTATGTTAGATTCTGACCCCAAGATGCACCAATTCCGAATGTTCCTGATGCTGTTCTTCTTATACTCGCTGATGACATTCTAACTGATTCTTGAGGGGAATCATAATCTTCTGTTGGTCCTGTCCATGTTACCGCATCTGACCCTTGAAGCATTAGAGAAGCGACAACACAAGCGTTTGCTCCAAGTGATGTTAAACTTGCACTTGCTGATGTTCCACTTTCACCATCACCCGTTGAATTTACCTTATTTACAGTATCACTTGAAATGTTTTGTAATCTGTAAACTCCTATTCTACAAGCAACACCAATATTACTTGATAATGTAACAACAATATTTGTTGTTGTTCCTCCTGTTATTCTTCTTGATGCAATACCACTTATTATACTATTTTGATTAGTTCGTTGAACCGCAATTGTTCCATTTGTTCCACCAATACTTACAGATGAAATACTACCTGGATTAAGAGTATCACATTGAACAGTAACAACAATTAAACCTGGTCCACCAATATTTGCACCATTGAATGTGTATGTTTGTTGATTGTTATCATCACCACCAGTTGTAATGAAGGTTATAGAACTAACCAAAGGTGATGGAGTAGGTGTTGGCGTAGGAGTTGTTGTTGGGGTTGGTGTTACAGGAGTGCTCGTTGGAGTTACCGATGTAGTTGGAGTGTTAGTTGGTGTCTCTGTAGGAGTGTTAGTTGGTGTCTCTGTAGGAGTAACACTTGTCGTTGGAGTATTTGTAGGTGTTGTTGTATTAGTTGGAGTATTGGTTGGTGTGATACTTGGTGTGATAGTAGGAGTTGTTGTATTTGTTGGAGTAGGAGTTGGAGAAGGACAAGCACCTAAATTAGTTACTGAAAGTGAATTTACACCAGCCATATAATAAGGTTCTACTTGACAACATAAATCAATACTTGTTGAAGGCTGTAATACTACAAAAGTGTATACAGTTCCATCACAATCAGTATATCCATATTGTAATGTTCCACTAAAACTATCATTCTGTGCTCTGTAGTAATTACAACTTGGAATTGGACTACTTGTCGGTGTTGGGGTCTTTGTAGTCGTTGGAGTAACACTTGTCGTTGGAGTTGTTGTCGGGGTGTTAGTTGGTGTCTCCGTTGGGGTGACACTTGTCGTTGGAGTCGGGGTTAATGTACTCGTTGGTGTTGTGGTTGGAGTGTTAGTTGGTGTCTCTGTAGGAGTAGGACTTGGACTTAAATTTGGTGTTGTTGTTACGGTTGGGGTTACAGTATTGGTTGGAGTAATTGAAGGTGTTGGAGTTGGTGTAACATTTGATACAGGTTCTTTATATACATTCATTACAGCACCCCATACCTGTCTTGGCTGTTTTGACCCTTTTGGGTACATCATATCATTGATGTTCGGTTGTCTTCTATACGGATTTGGTGGCATATTGTAATAAATATATTCGGCTTTAAGACAAAAGGGGAGTTTTTGTCTCCCCTAATATCTTATGTTTTTTTATGATTGGAATGTGAAACCACCAGTAGTAAATACTGCTGCGATAGTAGTTGTAACATCAACCTCACGGATAGATGTTGGTTCTCCACCAGTCATTGTAAGAGCGGTTGCTCCGTTCAAGTCGGTGTAAGCCTGTCCTGTATTCAATGAACCAGCGGTAACTAAACCACCAT